GGTTCCTTCAGGTCCATTGACATGGTGCCGCTGCTTGCGTTGTGTCGGATTGCCTTCACGATGTAGTATCCGTTCAGCGTTCCGGCCTGAATATGTACCATGTCTCCCTTGCGGATCATCGGAACGTCAGGCGCGTTTACGCTCATGAAGCGGTCCGGCTTTCCGTCGGTGTTGATGATGTCCTGCGCTGCAGCTTTGGCCGTGGCCAGCGTGTCGTCCTCGTCTCTGACGTAGATCTGCTGTCTGATTCCGTATTGTGTCTGGCCGTCTACGATGGCCTCTACAGCCTGCTTGCCTTCGCTGTCTTCCTTGCCGACCACCTTCACTCTGGTCACGAGGTTTGTTATGCTTGTCAGGTCCCTTGCCAGCTCGACGTTTTTGTCTTCTGTAAAGTGGTATATGGTCGTGTTGCTGCCTTCCGGCAGAACGCTGACCTTGCCTTTGGCGCTCCGGACGAAGCATGCCGCTGCGCCTTTTTTCTTGGCGTCGTCGAGCAGCTGAAGAATAATGTCGCTCAGGTACTCCGCCTTGAATAGCGTCTTTGCGTGCGCCACATCCGGGCCTTTGTACTCGCCGATCGGGATTCCCCAGTCGGTGAAAATTGAGGTTATTGCTGATTTGGTTCCTGTGCCTGCGCTATAGTACCGGTTATCTTGGCTCGCCTGCAGATTGATCAGTTCGTCGTATGCTGTAATGGCTATGATGTTCCCGCTGCTGCTGAATTGGGGGTCCCACTCGACGATTGTGCCGCGTGCGACTTCGTCTTTTCCGGTTCCCCAATCCGCAATTACCGCGATAAGGCATCCGGGCTTTGCGAGGCTCGATAAAAGCTGCCCGTTGTACTTGGCATTCGCTATGGTGAAGGAAGTCCGAAGCGCCAGCTCCGCTTCGCCTTCTTCCCATCCGAGGTCCTCTGTTGCTCCTGTGATGTCTATCTCTTTTCCGGCTTCGGTAACGAGCAGCAGCTGGTATCTGAGTTTTGCTATGTCTATCATTCCTGCTCGCCTCCTAACTCGGAAGTGATAAAACTTGGCCGGGGCGAATGAGAGAAGGGTTGCTTCCTATGGTGGCCTTGTTCGCGTTGTAAATCTCCATGTACTTGCTTCCGTTCCCCAGATATTTCTGTGCGATCGCCCACAGGCTGTCTCCCGACTTCACGGTGTATGTGCTTGGCTGCGGTGCCGCTGGCCGGGTGTTGCTGCTCACGTTGTTGTTGGTGGGGGATTTCGGCTGCAGCCCGAGCTCGTTCACGGTATAGATCATCATGTCCTTTGCCTCGACAAATGTGATGCTGTACTCGTAGTCTCCGGAGCCTCCTGCCGCCTCTGCGGAGTAGGAGTCCAGATATACGTCGTGGTTGATGACCGTTTCCGTTACCATCAGCTTCAGGCGCGTTCCGTTCTTCCTCCAGCTCTCGAACGTGCTTATAATTTCGTTGGGTGCTTTCCAATGCTGCCGCTTGATGTAGCTCGCATTCTTCCGTTTGGCGCCGGGGAGTATCGCATTGCTCCAGCTTATCTCTGTGAGCTTTTGTCCTTTCGGGATTTTGATATCCCCGGCGTTTATGATGTCATATGTCTGAAACTTCCCGGAAGCCTTGAGCTTTACGGTGTCCGGGAGCATCGACAGCGCCACTCGCGTCCCGCTTTTAATATCGGTGATGTAAATGTCCATCGCGCTCCTCCTTATGCTTTAACTGGCATGTTTACAAAAATGCGGGCGAGTCTCTCCGCCAGCTCGTCGCCGATGTCGTCGGCCATGCTGCGGATATGCGCTTTCAGAACGGTGAGGATTTGCTCGTCGTCTCCGGCGCTGCCTGTGCCTATTGTAAACTCCGGGTTTGCGGCGACGTCTATCTTGATTGTTACGCCTCCGCTGTTGTTGCCGGTGGCTACCGGCATGTCTTCGTCGTCCAGTTTTATCTTTCCGACTACGCCTCCGTCTGCGTATGGCCTTACTCCCAGCAGTTCTCCTGTCTCCCTCCATAGGTCTATGCCGCGCGTTCTTTTGCTTGGTGATAGAGGGATTATGCTTTCGGCTCCTGCTTCGGCCACGATTCCCATGTGCGGCTTTGTCATGATTCCGCCGTGGGCATGTTCGAGGATGCTGCCTTTTCCTTGGCTGGTGGTCAGTCCGGTTTCTTTCGATCCCTTCTGTCCTAAGCCTCCAAGCCAGTCTTTGAAGCTCGACCACTTGTCGCCGATCCATTCGCCGATGCCGCCGAGCTTTTCTCCTACCCAGTTCCAGGCTTCGGTTGCTCCGCTTTTAATCGGTCCCCATACGTTGTCTTCAAACCAGCCGGATACTCCGTCCCATGCGTTGCTTACGGCTGTCCAGGCTGCGTCAAATTGCGTCCCCATCCATTCTCCGGCTGTTTCCGCTGCGCCTTTTACCGGTTCCCATACCGTTTCGGAGAACCAGTCAGAAACGGTTCCCCAGGTTTCGTTTACCCAGGTCTTGGCGTCGCTCCATTTTTCACTTACCCATTCGCCCGCGGCCTGTGCTCCGGTCTTCACCGGTGCCCATATGCTTTCCTCGAACCATCCGGAAAAGTCCGACCAGCGGTCTCCTACCCATGTCCGGGCTTCGTTCCACCTGTCGCTTACCCATTGGCCTGCCACTTGTGCTGCGTTGCTTACGGGGTCCCAGACCGTCTCGCCAAACCAGCCGGAAAAATCCGACCACTTGTCGCCGATCCAGTCTCTTACCTCGCTCCACGCTCCGGCTGCGATGTTGATTGCTGAAATTCCGACGTCCTTTACCGGCGTCCATACCGAGGTGTCGAACCAGTCGCTGAAGCCGCTCCATTTGTCGCTTATCCAGTCTCCGGTCTCTCCCCATTTGTCAGCTACCCATGTTCCGGCGTTCGAGGCTCCTGTTTTGATGGATTCCCAGAGCTTCGTCAGGCCGCCGTCTTTGTCCGTAGCGTCCGACAGGGCTTTGCCTGCCTTGTCTCCTCCAAATAGCGCGCCTATGCCTCCGACGCCTGCTCCTACGAGCGCGCCGATGGCCGTTCCTACGCCGGGTACCACGGAGCCTATCAGCGCTCCTGTTCCGGCTCCTGCTGCTACCATTCCGGCCTTTGTTCCGGATGTGACGTATTCGTCCTTGGCTCCTTTGGTGTCTCCAGCCTTGCCTTTGCCTATTCCTTGGAACAGGTCAATTGCTGCGCTTCCAAGTCCCAGAATGCCTCCGATGATGCCTCCTGCTCCAGCTGCTCCTGCTGCTGCGGCTCCGGCTGCCGTTGTTGCTGTACTGCCGAGTGCTCCTCCGACGCTTCCGAGGGTTCCTCCGAGGCCGCCTTGTACTGCGAGAAGCGTTCCATCTGCTCCGATTACCGATGATGTCGAGCCCATGGTCAGCAGTTTACTCAGCCAGCTTCCTGCTGCTGTTAGTCCTGTTGCTGCGGCTGCGCCTCCTCCGGCTGCTCCCGGAAGTAGCAGGGGCGTTCCTGCCGCTGCAGCTCCTCCGGCTGTAAGAAGGGCCTTTGCTCCTCCGGCTCCGAGCGCTGCGCCTCCAACGGTCGTGCTGATCCTCCGCACGATGTCTTTGACCGCGCTTCCTGCGTTGTTTATGGCCTTGCCGTATACGTTCACCACGTTGGCTGTTACCGTCATGGTGGTCGTTGTGTATGCGGATGGGGTTGCGCCCGGCACGGTGTTGCCGCTGCCTTTGCTGAATATGTTCTTGATGTCTGTCACGAGGCTCTTGGCTTCCTTTACGCCTTTGTAAATTCCGCCGATGAGCTTGCCTCCGAGCACCACTCCAAGAACCGCCACGACCTCTTTGTTGTTGCTTGCCCATTCCTTCAGGGCTTCTGTTATTTGCTCTGTGTCAAATCCTTTTTTGAAACCTGCCAAGAAGCCAGCTCCTACGGATTGTCCTTCGTTGAATGTTTCGCTTACGTCAATTCCAAGGAGCGCCAGCAGTCCCATTCTGATTCCGCTGCCCAGTCCTTTACCGATGGCTGCTGCCTTTTCTGCGAACCATGCCTTGCCGGTACTGTTCCACCATGCGCTGAAAGGCTCGGCGACTATCTTGTCCCATGCGATCTTGATTTTCTCCCAGATGTCCGCATTCTCCCAGTCTTCGCCGCTGATGAAGTCGTTAATGGTTTCTCTTAGCCACTTGATCTTCTCGTCGACGTAGTCCATCACTCCTCCGACGGCTTTCTCGATTGCTGGCATCTTGTTTGTGAGCCATGATGCAAATTGCCTCAGGTATGGAGCGAGTCTTGTTCCGAGAGAGATTTTGACGCCGTCCATTGCGCTTTTTAGCAGGGTAAATGAACCGGCCACGTTGTCCAGCATGACGTCGGCCATCTGCTGCGCAGTGCCTTCGCTGTTCTCGATTGCCTCTGCAAGGCTGTAGAAGCTGTCGTCTGTCGCGTTCATAATGGCCAGCATACCGCTCATGGCGTAGCTGCCGAATAGGGTAGAAGCCGCCGCTGTTTTCTCTGTTTCGCTTAGCTTTGAGAAGCCTGCCCGGAGGTCCTTCATTACGGTCATAAATGAATTCGCATTGCCTTTACTGTCGGTCATGCTGACGCCGAGCTTCTTCATGAGTTCTACCTGTTCGTCGGTCGGTGTGACCATGTTGCTGATCGCGGTCTTTAGCGCTGTTCCTGCCATGCTTCCCTTGACAGAGGCGTTTGCCATCAGACCGATGGCGGTGCTCATGTCCTCGATCGTGTATCCCATGGCTCCTGCGATTGGTGCTACGTAGGTGAATGTCTCGCCCATCTGGGCTACGTCTACGTTGGTCGCGGCTGCTGCTTTCGCGAGAACGTCTGCGAAGCGTGCCGTGTCTGAAGCCTGCAATCCGAAGGCGGCGAGGGAGTCGGTTACTATGCTTGCGGTGGACGCGAGGTCGAGCCCGTCTGCCGCTGAAAGTGCGAGGACGCCATCAATACCGGCCAGCATCTGTTCTGTGGTCCAGCCTGCCTGCGCCATGTAGGTAAATGCTTCTCCGGCCTCGGTTGCCGTGAATTTTGTCGTCGCGCCCATCTCCTTGGCCTTCGCGGTTACGACCGCCAGCTGCTCTGATGTCAATTCTCCGACGGCCTGCACCTTGCTCATGGTCGCCTCGAAGGTCGAGAATGTGTCGATTGTGTCCTTCAAGCTGACCGATATGCCTATCACTGCTCCGAGCTGGATCAGTGGGTTCTTCAGCAGGTTTATGACGCCTCGGATTGGTGCTGTGGCCTTGTCGAGCACGGACATGGTGACGTGCCATACCTTGCCGGTTATGCCTTTGAGTGTCGTTCCGATTCGGCCTGCTACAGCGCTGGCCTTGTCGACCGCCTCTATTACTGCGCTGAATTTGGTCTTGTTGAATTCGTCCATCTTGGACTTGGTTTTCTCGATGGTCTTATCGAATTGCGAGACCTTTTTTGTCGCTTGTGATACGCCGGGTTCGGTCTTGTCCTGTACCTCGATGGGGATTTCGATCCGAAAAACTTCTCTGGCCATGTTTTCCTCCTTTCTGCATAAGAAAAGAGCCGCCTTTTGGCAGCTCTGTCCGTAGCTGTATTTTATTTTTGTTCGTTCCACTTTTTTAAGCTGTTTTCCGATCTTGTTATCCATTGGCAATTGCTTGGTTCGTAGTCTCCGTTGTTGTCGATACGATCGATAGTTAAATCATCGCTGTACCCGTTCGTCATTGCCCAGTCGTAGAAAGCTTGGAAGTCTTCGTTCCATTCGCCGCAGACCGTGATTCCTCTGCCGCCGTAGTTCTTAAACGCTTGATGCTTTTCGTTTGCGCATCTTTGTTTCATTCCCGCCCAGATCTCATAAAGTCTGCATTTTTTTCCCCTTGTGCGTTTCCCGTGAACGGTGTTTATTTTTGTGAAAAATTCCGCCCTTGCGCATCCGCAGCTTTTGGTGTGTCCCTTTATCAGGCTGCTGCTTGGTATAACTGTCTCTTTGCCGCAATCACATTGGCAAAGCCATTT